GCTGTCCCGGTCGACTTATCTCCACAATTAACTCAATGGAGGCCAACCATGGCATTTTCCGATCCACAATCAGTAACTATTAATGCAGTGCCGATCTCTCTTCCCAGTATTTCGGTTCTGGGCACCAAGACAATTTATCAGTCTTCGGATGAAGCAGAGAAACTTACTCTGTCTCATCAAGAGTCTTCAAGCCGAGTCCGCCGTATGGCAAGACTTGACTCGAAGGTAATAGCCGCCGACCCTTTAACCTCAAATAATGAGTATAAGGAGTGTGGCGTCTATTTGGTCATCGATCAACCCCGTTTTGGGTTCACCGATGCCCAGATCGACTATCGTGTTCAAGCTTTATCAGCTTGGCTCACGACCGCGAACGTTCTGAAACTCCTTGGAAATGAGCATTAAAACCGCTCTTCTTAGTCAATTTAAACAGACTAAGCTTTTCCTTGGTATTAGGGGGACCTTCGGGTCCTCCATTGAACGTTTGTCACTGGTTGTTGGGTGGGTAACTCCCACTGGAAACTGCCGTGGCTGGATGCATCACCTCCGGTTTAGGAGGAAGCATGAAAAGCCACGAAAGTGACCTTCTAGAGTTGCTGCATAATGTCTATAGAGACGCATGCAGCAAGTGTACCGCTAACAGTTCGGATGTTCGTGATCTAAGAACAATAGGATCACGAGTCGAAAACGAAGGTATATCGTTTTTAACGATTACCCTTCCCTCCTTGGGATCTGACTTCGAAAGATGTCTTTCCTTAGGAGAGTTAGAGCCTGGTACTTTTCGATCTTTCAAAAAGTACTTGAAGGCCCCCGCATTCCTGCGAGGTTTCTTCGCTCAAGTTTTCGACGTACGAACAGGAAGGATTCTTAATGAACCGTCAGTTGCAGCCGTTGAAGGTATCAGGCAGATTGCCTATACCTTTAAAAAGATACGGCTCGATTGCACTATTAAAAGGTTTAATAGTGCTTTTGACAAATTCAAACAAGAAGAAGCCGCTTTATCGCGCCATTTGGATCCTCGCCATGTTGCTAGTTTTGTTAAAGTTAGCAACAGCCTCTGGAGTGTGGTATTTGAAAATGGAGGATTTAACTCCTTTACTACACTACCTAAGCACGGACCTGGATCGACTGCTGAATCTGTAAATGGAAATGAAAAATACAGGTTTCGCAGTTGGTATGATCGCCTAGAGCCTTACTTCCCTCTTTACCATTATGCGTTCTCGTCAGAGAGCGCATACGGTTCTGAGGCGGCTCAGGATGTTTCGATCATATCTCCGGAAGACGAATTGCCCGTTAGGGTGATTGGTGTTCCGAAGACGCTAAAAAGCCCCCGTATCATCGCAATTGAGCCTGTGTGCATGCAATACACACAGCAAGCTGTCTCACGCTTTATTACAAATAAGCTTGAGTCCACGCTACCGACAAGAGGTCATATAAACTTTACTGACCAATCGGTAAATCGTGAAATTGCGTTGAAATCCTCGTTGACCCAACAGTATGCTACTGTTGATCTGTCGGCAGCTAGTGATAGAGTTCCACTATCGCTGGCGATGCGAATGTTTGATAGCGACCCAGTACTTCAGGGTGCTATCTTTGCATGTCGCTCGAGGAGAGCAAAATTGCCGAGTGGGGAAATACTCCACTTGAACAAGTTTGCTTCTATGGGGTCGGCTCTATGCTTTCCGATTGAGGCAATGTACTTTTACACACTCTGTGTAATGTCTCGGTTGGAGCAGCATAGCCTTCCTACGACCTTTGCTAATATATGTAAAATGGCAAAGGACGTATACGTCTATGGGGACGACATACTTGTTCCCACAGATGAAGCGGTTACGATTGTTGAACACCTTGAGAAGTACTATTGCAAGGTGAATTCCTCTAAGTCTTTCTGGAGTGGGAACTTCAGAGAGTCTTGTGGAATGGATGCATTTATGGGCGAGGAGGTAACTCCTACTTACGTCCGTGAAATGCGACCCAACAATCGGCAGTCGAGTTCTGCGCTGGTATCCTGGGTGGAGACCAGTAACCTTTTCTATTCGAAAGGTTATTGGAAAACTTCTCGGTACATGTTAGACATGTGCCAGACTATCCTGGGCGAACTGCCCGTGGTTGGTCCAGACAGTGCTGCACTTGGTCCAGTATCATTTCAGCCTTACGTTAGTGCCGAAAGGTACAATCGTAAATACCATGTCCATGAAGTAAAGGCATGGGTGGCCAGTCCAGTTTATCGCACTGATAAACTAGACGGATACGGGGCTCTTCTAAAGTTTCTAAGTCGTCAACCGGGTCCTCCTGATCCGAGTTGTGATGTGAAACATTTAGAAAGAACTGCACGGCACGGCGCCGTTACACTAAAACGCCGTTGGACGCGGCCCTACTAAGGGACGTAAGAGTGGTTCTTAACCACTAGCGGGAGCATCCGGGTGTTTCCTTTCCCGGGTTTTACAGAAGATTTTATCCT